ACAATATAATTTGTTCCTCGTCTTACTACTTTTCCTTTTACATCTAAATTGACGTTATGTGCTTGTTCGCCAATATTGAATATTATTTCTCTAATATATAAATCTCTTACTTGTTGTGTTTCAAATTCTTTTAATGTTTTAGTTGTTTCTTTTGGTTCAAATTCAGCTGCCAAACTAATTGATAAACCCATACCTTTTCTAACATCAAAAAATAATTCGTTCTTTTGTTTTTCTGTTAATTTGCCTGGTATTCCTCTTTTAAAATTTTTTAAATCTCCTCTTTTTACATAGTCTCTTAATTTACTTGCACTCATTCCAGTTACGCCTTCTTCATCTGGGTCTCTTTCTCCAGCAGATACTACATTTATCTTTTCAAAGTTATAAAAACCATGTCTGTTTCTTTCACCATTGTATTTGTTTAATATAGTATCAAATTCTCTTACTCTATCACTACCTACTACCATAGTTACATTTGTATAACCCATACTATAAATTTTTGCTGCTAATTCCAATACCATATTTGTAGGTATTACCATTATATGACTAGCATAAGGTTTGAATATTGTTTGCATCCATTTTAATTTATCTGATGGTGATAATGGATTCTTAACTGCGTCTTGCGATCTACTTAAAAATATTTTATAGTCTGAACCTAAACTTGCAACCTTTTGTAATAGTTTCTCGTGTCCTATAGTTGGTGGATTAAATCTACCAAAAGTAAATGCAATAGATTTATTTACTCCTTCTGTTGTTATAGAACGTATTTCTGCGTCTGTAATTTTACCATCATTTAATATATCTTTTAATTGATGATACAATCTCAGATAATGATATTTTTCTAACATCTTATAGATAACATTTTTAGGCAATAAATTTTTTCTGCCAAATGTTCTTATTTCTTCAGGTGTCATATCAGTAGCAAAAGCATCTCGTCTATCTTTTAATACTGTGTTGCCTATTGCAACTAAATGTTCTATGTCTTTTTCTATCTTTTCTATTTTTTCATTTATAATTTCTTGCAAATTTAAAACATCATCAGGATTTAATTCAGTTAATTCTTTGTAATCAATAATATCTCTTTTTAATTCACCTTCTATAACATCTATTTCTTTTACTTTCTTTTCAAAATCTGCCGCATATCTTTCAGGATTAAATTTAAATTCTTTTGGTTTTCTTATCCAAGTATTATTTTTAATATCAAATACACCATCTGCCATTTTATCATTAGTTTCTTTTACATTAGGATCTGTTATGATGTAATAATTAATTGGGTGTTTAGTTCCTGGAACTAATTTTCCATTAATACCTCTTAATTGATGAGATAACATTAATCTTACTGATTCTCTATCTTCAGGTGCAACATCAAATAAAACATTTACATCTAAATCTGCGTCATCTCTATAATTTTTTGTAATAATAGAACCAACTAAACTATATTTTTTAATAGGATAGTAACCTTTAAATTTTTCTAATTGTGCATTAATAATATTTAATACAGATTGTTTTAATTTAGGATTTTCTGTATCTGCATCATCAAATATATCTTTGGCGTATGTACGTCTAGGTATATCTATAATTGCTTCTTTAATTAGTTTAAACATTTTTTCTTTTAGCTATTCTTTCTTTTGCCATCCAACGTTTTGCAATATAACTTTTAATAGGTGTATTTAATAATCTTCTAACTATATTGTTTACTTTATTCATTGTCATAGTTACTAATTCTTGTTCTGATCTACTATTATCTACTACTATAAAATTTTCCATACCAAAAAAACTTTGAAATCTGCCAATATTGTTTTGTACACTTTGCCATGATGTTCTTGTAATATATTCTGGTACAATTCTTTCTCTTTTAGAATTTCTTTCTAATGCAACTTCTAAACTAGTATTAACAAATATCATATAACAATCATAACCTAATTGTTTTAAAGTGTTTGCTTGATTGTGTATGACATTATAATCTCTTCCTGTTGCATCTATAACCAAACCTAATCTGCCTTTTACATAAAGAGATGCTTGATTTTCTGCTTTAGCTTTTGCTCTTGTTCTTAACATATCTCTAAAATATTCTTCACTATCTGGTAATGTTAAAGATAATCCTGCATCTCTCAAACTTTTTTCAAAAAATGTATCTGAATTTACAAACTTTAAACCTGTACTTGTAAATACATTTCTCGAAACAAATGACTTACCTGAACCAGGTCCACCAGCTAAAAAAAATGCTTTAAATATACCTGGATCATATAATCCTTCTGATAACACTTGTTCAAATGATTTCATGTATTTCCTTTACCATACTACTTTATCGTTGTAAATAACATCTATATCTAAATCAAAAAATTCTAAAACATTTTGCCAACTTTGTTTCATCCACTGTATTGCGACTGTAAAATATTCTATAATTTTATTTTTTATTTTTTCAATTGTTTTTGTTATAACTTCTAATGCTGATTTTCCTTTTTCTGAAACCCAATCAAAAACTCCTTCTTGTAATAAATTTTGTAATTCTAATTGTTCTGTTAATAAATTCATTTCATTATTAACTTCTTCTGTTATTAATCCTACAACACCATAATATCTGTAATATCCTGTTTTTCCTTTACTTGTTTTTTCGGACATTGATTTAAATCTTACATCAGGTTTTACTTGTGCAGTAATTTTAGAAACATAACCTGAATCTGTTGTTCTATGAAGTTGATTATTAGTTCCTGAAAAATCTGTTACTAAAATATAGTTTGCTGCACCTTCATTATTCATAAATTTAATTTTACCTGATATAGCTTCTTCTGTAAATGCTTTAGCAACAGGCCCTGCAGTTGAAAATAATTCTCTCATTTGAGCTTTTAATTTATGATTTAATTGATCTGCTTTTGATATTATTTCATCTTTTTTACTTTTTATAACTTCTCCTATAGTTCCTTTAACTTTAGCGACTGATGATGGTGCTAATTTTTGTATACCATCTGCAAGAGATTGAACTATTTTATCTGGTTTTTTACCAGTTTTTTCTAAAGCGTTATAAAGTAATGCCGCAGCTTCTCCTCTTCCTCCTGAAGTTAATTGTGCAGGTCCTACTTTTAATGATATTGTATAAGTTTTTTTACCTTCTACAATTATATCAGTTTTTGGAGTTTTTGTAGAACCTCCTACTTTTCCTCCTGGAAAATATTTGTCCCATTTATTAGGATCAGTAGGATAATTACTTAATGGTAATCTACCTTTACCTGATATATTATTTTGTTTTAAAAACTTTACAATATTTTTAATAGCAGTTGGTGCAGAACTTTCATTATTTAATCCTTTAACAATTTTTTCTTCCATTCCTCTTGCCGCCGTAGTAAGTCCTTCTGTTATTAAATGTTCTTTAAATGTTTTCATTTTGTTAAATCCGTTACTGATTGACCTTTTGCCCACATACGACAACTCCAATAATTTGCTTTCCACTTAGGACCTGGATTAGCGCAGTTGTGTCTTGCACGATATGATTTACGTCTTGCAGGATCATCTCTTTTAATTTCCATATTTGGATCACCAAAATTTACTTTAACAACATTACCTTTATCATTTTTAACATATACAGAAAACTTTTTAGGACCATCTGGTGTTCTATGAGGTTTATTTAACGTTACATTTTTACCTTCATGTTCTGCATCTTCGAACACTAATTCTTCCCATACCATGTTTTCACATATATTATCTATTTCTTCGTACTCTTTAAATGTTTTCATTTTTACCATTCTAGTTTTGGCCAATAAAAATAACTCAAAATATTATATCCCCAAAAATCAAGATTAAATTTTCCTGGTAGATTAATATTTTGGCAATTACCTAGATAATAATCTTTGTAACTCATTTTGGCCAAATATAATTTGTTATGTCCCATCATTATAGGAACTAATGTAGGAGTTGTTTGTAAATATTTAATCACTCCTTCATATACTCCTAACCATCTGTGATTTAATATATCATCAACGATTACTATACCTTCATTACTTATTAACTGTTCTGCAATTTTTAAATCGTTAAATGCGTGTTCTGCTGTATGACCACCATCTATTGAAATAAATCTTAAAGAACCTGGTTCAATAGTTTTTGTTAATTTTAAAGCTGTATCTGTAGAATCTCCTGAAATAATAATTGTATTTTTACCTTTATGAACATCATATTTTTCTAAGTTACTTTTAAATATTTCTAAATTACCTTTACCTGATTTATCTATATTAAGAATTTGATTATTAAATACATCAATTGCATAAGAATTGAAATTAGATTCTACGATTGAGTTTAATAGAATAAAAAATTTACCATGATGGACACCGATCTCAGTAATACCACCTTTTTTGTTTATAGGTAAAGAATTAAAAAAATCAATCGTTGTAAACAATTCATCACAACACCAACCTTCTATATTGTTAAAACCATTCTGTTTATAATTTTGTAAATTATTATTCATACTATCCTTTTAACCAGTCTTTTGCAATCGTAAAATTAGCACGACTAAATTCTAATCTATCCACAAGTTTTACAGCGCCTTTAACTCTATCTACGGCCACATATCCTTCAGGATTAGTTACTCTGTATCCATCTGGTGTTCTTATGAATTGCCCTATTGATTGAATTTTATTTAATTTTTGTATTAAAAAGTTTTTTGCTCGTTGTAATGATATCCAACTTGCAACCGTAAAATATAATGATACTTGATGTTTGTCTATAAAATCTACACCCGCATCTCTAATATCTCTGTATTTCTTTTTTGTTTCTGGTTTTGCAACAGCATCTATTTCTTTTTGTAATTGACTAATATAGTAAGGTTTAAGACCTGCAATCAATTCTTTTACTTTACCCATATCGCCTTCTGAACTTCGTATGTAACTATTAAAATATGTTTTAAGTTTGTAACCTATGGCTAAAGGATCAGTTGCATTAAGTATGTCTAAAACTGGTGCAGCTTTATATATTGAACCTTCTGCCATTTTTAATATATTTTCAAATATAGTGGTTTCAGAATTACTAAATGTAGCTGAACCTGCAACATCTTTATAAGTTGCATCAGTAACAAATACAGAAGATATATTTGGAATACCTGTTATAGAACCTAAACTTGCACTTAATTTTTTTATAGAACTACCTGAATACATAGTATGAAATACAATACCCATTCTTGCACGTGCTATTCTTTTACCTAATTCACTATTAATTGGTACTGCATAAGTAATTGTATTTGGTGTAAAAGTATAATAATCTTGTTCGTCTATTGTTTGTGTTTTAACATCTCCTTTTGTAAATAATAAATCGCCTTGTAAAATATTTTTAATACCTAATTTTGATAATTCTCTTAAACAAATTTCTAATTTATTAGCTAATACGCCATCGTGATTTTTTCTTATATCACCTGTTGTATAATTGATTTTTGGATTTACATTAAATAGTGATTTAGTTGCAACAAAAAATTTACCATTTTCAGGATTGATGCCACATATAACTGCAGGTGCACCATCCCATTTAACAGTAATATTGAGTTTATTGCCTACATGACCTGTAAGCATTTTTTTGATAGATTTTAAAAATAAAATGGCGTTTTTACCGCCTTTTGAACCATTATCAATTATACCATCTTCAAGATGTTCTAAATGTTGATTGGTTCCTTTTGTTATAAATCCTTTAAATGCAAGCATTGCTCTCTCATTGTTCCCATAAGCAAATTCAAATTATCCATAAACTAGATCAATTAGTACTATTTATACTATTTAATAGTATCACAAAGGAATTTAGGTATACCACCGTTGCGTTGCCACTGTTTGTTTTTATTTT